ACCCAACCCATCCCCACAATAAAAAATACAATATGTACACGCGTTTTTTGTTTATTTTTGTTTTAGTTTATGTTTAGTTTAGTTTGCGTTTTTTGTACGCCCGACAGCCCCACACACCCACACACCCACACCCCCCCCACTCCCCACTTCTTCACCCCCTCCTACATTTTGTGCATAGTTTGCCTATTTTCTCACATTGTCTGCACTTGTAGTGATTCACGTAAGAGTTGATAAGCTGACACATGATTGGACTTTGAGCCAACATTTTCAATAGTTATTGCATAGACCAACTATTGAAAAAAGCATTTCAATTTTTTTATATTTTTATATAATCTAAACCACTTCGTCACTTAATTGAATTTTATAAACAGCAAGCGTGCCGACGCGTCCACACACGGGACACACGCTATAGTCATTGTCATACAGATTATGCTCACACGCATCGTGCATGATCGTCTTACAATGCAAGCACTGCAGCCGAGCCTCATTATCCTCAAGCGTGTGCTTACAGAGGCAACACTCTGGAGGCGGCGGCAGAGGCGCAGGAGGTTTCAAAACACGCAGAATATTTCCCATATGGATATTACTTGTATTTGCATGCATGGCTAAAAATGATTCAATTATTTTATAAAATAGAGAAGGTTACATAATATGATAGGTACGCGTAAATAAAATTATATATAATATACAATATACAATATAACAAAATGGTAACATTAAAACTGAATTATAAATCAAAATCAACGGAACTTTGCCAAATAGGAAAAAAATACGATACAGACAAGTCATCCCAACGTTCAAATGTAACAGATCGTAGGCATTGTCATCCGTATACATTATTCTATGATGGACTATTTAGAGAGAATAAAAATGAAAAATTGGAAGTAGCCGAATTAGGAATATTAGAGGGCGCATCATTACTAATGTGGCAAGAATATTTCACAAATTCAAATATATATGGTTTTGAATATAATAGTGCGTTAATTAATAAATTTAAAGAGCAACACAATAATGAACGAATTCATTTGTCAGAAATCAATGTTACTAATAAAAAGAGTATACAAAACGCCTTTGAAAAATTAAATGTAATGTATGATATTATAATAGAAGACACTACTCATCAATTTGAGGACCAAATACGAGTAATTGAAAATGTATACAAGTATTTAAAACCAGGCGGAATATTAATAATCGAGGATATTTTTAAATCTTATAATGAGAACGATTATATTAAAAGATTAACACCGATATTAGCAAATTTTCAAGATTACTATTTCATAGAACTTGATCATGTGAACAAAAAATCAACAGGATGGAATAATGACAAATTGTTCATATTAGTCAAGAGTGGTGGAGAAGCCATTTTTAAAAATAAAAACAAAATAACCATTATAACACCATCATGTAGACCGAAAAATTTACAAACAATTAGAAATACTATTAAATTCAATTATGTACATGAATGGATAATAGTTTATGATGGCAGTAAAATAATTGAAAATCCAAATATATTTGGGGCAGAAAATAATGATAAAATTAAAGAATATGTTTACAAGGGTAATGGAAGGTCAGGAAATCCTCAAAGAAATTATGCTTTAACCAAGATGACGAATCCAGATAATACATTTATATATTATTTAGATGACGATAATATAATTCATCCAAGCTTATATAACTTATTGAATATAATGGACAACAATAATATGTATACTTTCAATCAAACAAATAGATTGAAAGGCAATAATATAAAAATTGCTTGTATTGATACTGCCATGTTTATAATAGACTATAAATTATGTAAAAATATAACTTGGATAAATGATAAATATGATGCAGATGGTCATTATATAACAGCATGTTATAATACAAATAAAAACAATCATATATACGTAGACAATGATTTGTGTTATTATAATAAGCTTGTGTAGCTAGATATTTTTACAATTCAAATATTTATAAACACACACCCCCACGCACCTAAAGACGGAGCACGGCCAACAAGGTAGCTTGAATGATCAACCCGCTCATTCCATCCTGATACATACTCCGCACAACGCCCAATTTGTTGTAATACATCTCAACCAAATCGGGAAAAAGCCCAGAGAATCTCATGAGAATTCCATAGAAGACGCCGACGACAAAGGTGGTCAACATGAACGAAACAACCTCGCCAAAGGAGCGAGGCAACTTGTGCAAATGCAGAATGATGACTTGGGTGGTGGCACCGACAAACCCGGCAATCAGCGCGGCCGACAACAAAGTATGCTTTTTGAAATAAGGCTGCAAAAACAACATATAATCCCCGCGAATAAAAGCGGGCAATAGGTCATAATTCTCACACATTATGCGCAAAACAACATCCCACAAGGCGGCGATTACAAAGGTCAATATGTAAATATAACAATAACTTGTGGACATCATGGCCATATATATAGTATCCCTATATAATATCCCTATATAGGGGCTGAAAAAAGGGCACCAAAAATAAGGCACCGACCCCAGCACCCCGTCCCAGCTTTAAACATAGAAGATCTGCTTCGGCCTGGCACGAATATCAATAGACGGATACCATATCGTGTTGCGCGGCAGAGCCCCCTCAAAATCCAGTTCTTCGTCCCCACGTGTATTTTCCGTATAATAATAGACTGAGATAAACTGACACGACACGCCATCGGGCGTATTCAAAGGCTCAGGTTGTCCGTAAATAGTGGAGCTCGTGGTGTTGAAAATGACGCATCGGTTCAATATGGGGTCGATTTTTTTAGCACACATGTTCGTATTTTTATCACACAACCCAAGCTGCCCATTGTATTCGGGTTTCCAATCGGGATTCAAATACAACAACAAATGGACGCGTCTATCAAGCTTGCGCCCCTTTGAATAATACGTGTTGAAATCGGTGTGAAACTGGGAAAATCCTTTCGATTCGATTCTATATACGCCGGATCCATATAAAGAAGGGTCGTTACAAATAATATTCTGCACACCAGTAATCATTTCAATATGCTTTATAAATTCAGGACTATTTAATTCCGCAAAAAGTTGTCTAAGATAGGTGCCATAATTCGACGTATTAAATACATATTTATTGAATTCATTAGGACACGATGAATCAACTGACTTGAATTGTGCATCGACGTCTTGTATATTTTTCACCTCGGACAATATGTTGGACAACTTGTCTAGATAAAGAAAATTATCAATCACCGCATGCGGAAAGGGATAAGAAATACATTTGATTTTATCAATATTCTTCAACTCGACAAACAAGTTAGGTTCATTCGTTAGATGTTTTAACATATTATTTGCATCTATTATTTCATCTTCCTTGTATTTAAGAGTAAATATACTAGAGTCGTCAAGATCAAAATTGATAAAGAGATATTTAAACACACTAGGAAGTGTATCGCCCAGCAACGCATTATTTGCAACAAGCTTAACAACCTTTGGGTTCATAATAAATTTCTTCCAAGTGGGCAAGAATTTATCGTCCACGCGGCCTGCGTCTATATAATTTGAATCATAATAATAGACGCTCTTAATATTCATATGTTTTAATAAAGAACTGAACAATCTGTCATTCATTTAACTTATTATTATAAAAATACTAAATCTAACAAACGAGTAAGTAATATATTAGTGGCATAATAATTTTTTAACAACATATAATATATGACATTAAATACACATAAACACCTTCCAACCAAAAGACGTCGACAACGACCCAACCAAAAAACCAAAAGACGGGGACGACGAATCAAACAAAAAACCAAAAGACGACGAACCCAGAAACGACGAAGCAAACAAAGAGGCGGAGATACTATACAACAAAAAATACAACAATTGCCATCAGCTTTAAAGAGGGCGCCACACTATTATAGCCCAAATTGTATGTCTACAAATAATAACATAACCCCAGCAGATATCAATACGATCGCCATATTACAGCTTTTAAACATGCCCACGCCCACGCCCACTCCAAACCTCCAAACCTTGAACGAAGCCGATATAGATGAAATAAACACGACGGCCTTGAAGAAATATATAAACGAGTTATTAAAATATGATGCAAATGAACAAACAAGAGAGCTGCAAAAAGTATTAGGCCTGATAAAGAATCCGGTCTATGTTGCAAAGTTGTTGGAAATGATGCCGGTAGGTGACGTGAAAAATAACATTAAAAAATGGTTGGTGCAAGTATCCGTAAGAAATCCAGCAACACCACCTCAAATGCCAGAACCAACGCAAACACCAACACCCCAAGAACAAATGCCAGAACCAACGCAAAGACCAACACCCCAAGAACAAATGCCAGAACCAACGCAAACGCAAGCGCAAGCAGTTCAATTAAAACAAACAGAAATACAAAAAACAAATAAGAATTTATGCAGTAAATACAACAACACGACACAGAACCCAACCACAAGAGAGACGCTGAAAGACGGCAATTGTTTTTATAGCAGTCTATATAGGGCAGCTCAAGACTCACCATACGGCGATTTACGTAAATATATATTATCTTGTTTAACAGACAACATCCAGCAAGTGCCCGTAAACAATGAAGCAGAATATATAAAGCTGGTTAGAAAGGCGGTAGCAGATAAAATACAGAAGAATGTTTATAATGCTATATCAAACAAAAGAAAAATTGAAATAAGAAATGACAAAACAATTAGAGATAGAGATCTTCAAGCCGCGCTAGAGGTAGATTTGTATACCAAGTTGTACAGATCAGCAACAGATCCAAGTGATAATTCATTATATACAAGTTGGCTGGATAGTGCTTCCAACCAAATGAAAACCAAGTTCACCAAGGACTATTTTAATACAACAAGCACCTCTAAACAATTCTACAACGACTTGGCCAATATAGTGAAAACAGATAAAGTATACGCGAGCGATAGTGATATAAGCGTAGTGGACTACTTATTAGGTAAATGCAAAGTAATTATATTCAAAGGAGACACTGACGACTCGTTCAAGAAAAGATTAGCCAAAATATGTGATACACCAGACTTGCAAAAGAAAATCCATCTATTTTTCAAATTGTCAAAGAATACAGAGCACTATGACTACTGGGTCTAGCCAAAAAAATTGAAATGGTTTGACCCCGGGTCATATAAGGAACAACAAAACAACATAGGCAAAGCAACAAATGACCTACGAATTCAAGTTATTGAGCAAGGCGTCACCCTTCTTGCACGGGCTAATAAGCAACCAGAAGGTGTTTGAGGTAGACCGACCTTATGTATTAAAGGAGATAGACAAGATAGAACATGTACAAATGATGTTGTGCAGAGTATCCGGCTGGACGATTCAATTCTTTGTGAGCAGCCTGATTAAAAAAGCATTTTGTGTCATGTACGAGGAAAAGCACGACATATCAACATATACCTGGAGATGGAAGTCAAAATATGTTGATATGGAATGGAATCAAGTTGAAAAAGAGTTTCAAACGCTGTTTGGAAAACAGATTCAAGAGAGAAACAAGGAACACAATTTGAGTGAATACGAAGCGACAGAAATATGGCAAGTGTTGAAGTGCCTACATGAAGTGATAGAGATTGCAGATACGTTCGAAATAAAATAAACCGACAAGAAAAAAGAGCACTAAGAAAAGTGCACTTTTTTCTGGTTTTTTCTGGGTTTTTCTGGTTTTTTCTGGTTTTTTCTGGTTTTTTCTATTTTTTTCTGTTTTTTACAACTCTTATGTTTGCTCTTGCGTTTGCTCTTGCGTTTGCTCTTGCGTAGCTGGCGGTGGTTGGGTACGATAGAGCACCCCTTTGACATCTTGAATGTAGGTGTCGTTGGTCATGTTATGCGACAAGGTATGCACATTTTGACGGCACAGAGCACAATTCAAATCCAAGTAACGGCTATTTTCCCCGCTGGATTGATGTTTTTTGCGTATAGTATCCAATTGGGAGGTAATGCACACATTGCAGAAGTTGTGATTGCAATTGGTCACCATTCTACATTCATCGTTAACCTCGTCCCAACAAATACCGCACTGAACAGGTTCTGCAGCAGCAGAAGAGTCCTGATTATGCAAACGCAAATCAATCATAAAGGTGGGCTCACGACGACGCTGTCTATGCAGCACCGCAATGTTAATATGAACATCCACCATCATCATGGCACTGGGATGCTGTGGCATGGGTACATTAATCAGCAGCGGCATCGGCGGATTAAGATATGTATCTTGTAAAACGGGCACAGGAATGGGCGGTGCAAGGAGATGATTTTCTTGTTGGTGAATTATGTCCTGCAAGTAATCAATCATATCAAGAGCATAATTCTGCAGACCTTGACCAGAGATGTTTGGATTAATCAAATTTCTCCTAAACACGATGAATGCATTGCGCATTTGTGCGATATGGTCATTTGCGGCCATGATCTCAATGAGATTAATATCGGTGAGGATGATTTCTTTGACTAATGAGGTATAGACAATATCAATCATATATCTCAACTCTTCCAGGGTGGCATTACCATGAATAGCCACACGCGCCGGAATATAGAGC